AGAGTGAGTTTACTAGACCCCTTGTTAATACCTCCCACCAACAAGCAACTTCTACGTCTGTATACACACATCATTATACTCCTCCCTCTACAACCACATATATCGTGTAACCACAAAACACCCAATGATCACCAACGCTGTAATCTGCTCTTCGTGCAATTTCATTATTCTCCTTCCAGAATACGTATTCCAGTAACATTTACCAAGGCAGGTTCCCGGTTATCCAAAGCAAGAATAATCCAATTGCTACTGTTCCGGTAACACTTGCCAAAACGATCAGGCCCCACTTGAACCGAAACCAGATAAAGTCCTTGGTTATATCGTAAATATCGTTCTTATCCATCACTTCCACCTATCGTTAATCATCCACCACAGGCCAATACACATACACTCGATGCACAAGCAGATCAGAATACCGAACCAAACCCCACTCAAGAATCCATCCATCATTTGCCCCTCCTACTAACAACCAACGCCATAACCATAATTCCAAACCAAGCACCCAGCACAAATGCAACAATTCCGATTATCCATTCCATCTCAAAGTCCCGTTCCAACTCCCGCGATAGTAAGCTCCAACACTTATCTCGTTGCCCGTCTGATCCCCTGGCTGGCCATACGCAATGCCCCCGAATTCGTTGATATGCGCCCCGGCGAGCTGCTGCTGCCCGATATAAATCTCCACGTGCCCCGTGCCCTGGAGCTGCGACCCTTCGAAGAGCACGATATCCCCTCGCACGAGCTGATCAGCGCTTGGGTTTCCCGGAATCCATTGGAACCCAAGTCCCTGGAAGATTGATCGCATGGTGTAGGTCGAAGGAGAGGGCCAAGGCACCTCGAACCCGTTCTCCCGAAAAGCCCACGACACCAAAGATGAGCAATCGAAGTCAACGCCCCCGTCACGCGTCGGCTGGTCATAGCCATGAGACGGGTCATCCGCAATGGAGATTGCCCACTGCACAGCCCCTTCAACACCAGAACCACCTGGAGCCGTAGATCCCGATCCATTGTTCAGGTTGACAGCAGAAATCTTTTCGAATATCTGGCACTTAGTCCAAGAATGACGAAATCGGTTTAGCACATACAGGTTTTGCTCCCACGTCCCCTCGCTCTTGAACCGGTAGAACATGTCATCATTGAAATAGATATAGCCGTCCTGGCCTATGGTTCCGATATAGGCGTTCTCCGCCTGGTTCTTGCGTCGGGCGTTTATGATAACCAGTTCCGCCATCAGTAGTACCTTCCTAGCTTTTTCATATGTTTTATGAACTGCCTAAGATGGTATTGGGCTTCTTTTCCCTCTTCCGGGTCGCATACTTCAAGAGCTTTTTTTCCGCAGTCGCAAATTCGAATTTTTACTAAGGCTGAAATATATATGTCGGTTTCTACCACGTGTTCAATGTCCTCGATTGTATAACACTCATTTTCAACCATTTCAACGGTATCAATCATATTTCCATGTTTGTCGGTTATTATCATTACAATCCCATCCTAACAATATCTCTGAACTTAGCTGCCAACGATTGAGACTCATAGTAAACCGAACCCATGTCATAAGCCTTCTTCAAGTCCTTCAAGTTCCTTGAACTCTTGAACCCCTTCAACAACAGCGAGTTCGGTTCATGTGTCTCTGTAGTAGCAGCATACACCGTTCTGCACTGTTTGTCAACGCTCTCACTAAGTATATAGCAGCCGTTTCTGTAGTCTCTCCAAACGCCGATCAGGTCATCGTAGTAGATAAACGTGAACTGGTATTCAGCGTCTTTGCTCTTCTTCATGATAAACGTATCTCTATCACGCAGAAACTTGTTCTCGGTTGCATAAGCCGTATACGCGCAGTCACCAAGCGCTTTGTAGAACCTGGTGTTCTTCTTCGCCTTGATAAGCTCGGGAGGTGCCACGAGCTGCACTAGCATATCTCCGCGCTTCCAAATGTCCGATTTGAAAGGCATCGACAAGTCCAGGTAGTCGAAGTAGGGATTCGTCTGCGAGATAGCGTTTCCAAGAAACCAGCAGCGCACGTCGTAGTCACGGGCGCCAGGGCGCGCCACCGACTCGTACAGCTCGAAAAAGGCAGTTACCTCGTCGGCAATGTATCTCTGTTGCGAAGTGGTCGTGTCAATGATGAACTCGTCGAACACGATATCGCGCACGTTGATAACGGCGTCTGACTTCATCTTTCGAGCTGTAGACAGCGCTTGCGCGTATCCTATGACTTCTTTGTCCATGTGGAGCACGTTCGCCTCCGTCCAAAGCGCGTGGCCTTCGAATTCTACTTGAACGTGGTTGAACAGGCGCCCTTGCTTGGAGGTGGTGAGGGTTTTCAACTCTTCCTCGCTTCGGCGAAGGTAGAGGAAGTTGTACCCGTACTTGATATGTCGCTCGATCAGGTACTTCAAAAGCCCGTAGGTCTTGCCGGCGCCTCGGATGCCTAGGATGAAGTTGAACAGACAGTTGTGCGATACTGTCCTCGGTATGTCCCAGTACTTAGAAATAGTATCCTCCTTATGCCTAGTATGCGACAGGCCGCCGATCATGCCATGCAAGACGGCGGCCCTCGCATAAGGGTGCTAACCGAAAGGGGAGGAACGGAGCGGGCTTTTCTCCGTATCGCCGAGTGCAGGTCTTACCCTGTGCCCCACCAAGCGAGAAACCAACTTACCTTGCGGCGCAATTCCAGTATACCTCACTTGCGCTCGATTGTCACCTTGTATTCGTTGTTTTCTAGAATCGACAATTGTTCGCCCGCGTAAACATCTCCTGCGTACTTTTTCCATGCAGCCCTATCCCCGAAGAAGTGGTTGACGTCCAAGTTGCCGTCGTATCCGGGTACGTTTCCGTCGCTCGCATACTGCCAACATGCTACCAGCCCGTCCGTTGCTGGCGGCTCTCCGGGGTCGTAGTCAAGAGTAGGCCTGATCACGTCTGGGTACTGCGCCACCCACCTAGCGCAGTTGGGTTCCACTCCACCCTGGTTGAAGCGCCAAGGGTTCGCGTAAATCCAGGGCCAGATACCGGTCTGCTCGTGCACGGTGCGAACGAACGCATTCACCCATTCGACAGGCTGGTCACCTTCCCAGTCAAGCACGGGGATACCCTCGGAGAAGAAACCGCCGCAGTTGTTGATGAAGTAAGTCGCTTCCTCTACCGCTCCTCGTGTGCCAGCGAAGTGGTAGAATCCCCAACACAGTCCCAGGTTCTTAGCTTGCTGAACCTTAGGTACGCAATAGGGGTTCACGTAGCCAGTGCCTTCCGTGGCCTTCACAATCACGAAGTCGATCGGAAGAGGAGCCAAGTCGATATCTGCTTGATGGCTCGATATGTCGATTCCCCTAAGCATTCTTGCCTCCGTTCACAAGCTCCCGGATATCCTCACGCAACTCCTTAATCTGCGTAACAATGTCTCCAAGAGTAGCTGTAAAGTCTTTAAGAGTACGATTGTAGAGGTAAAACATGCCCACGCAAGCAACGATAGGGAAACCCAGACTACCAATAAGAGTGATAATATCGTTAACATTCATCTTAATCCGCCCTTAGTACCATTGGTCGCTTATGTTGAAATTCATTCCGGAGAAGTACACGTGGCCTGTTGCATAGTCGAAGGGAAGTGTGATCGTTCCGTCCAAGTTCACGGTGAGCACGGCAATTCGATCCTCGGTGCCGTCGTTGGCTACAACAGGCACTTTCACGACTTTTCCGGGCCTGCACTCCTCGGGCAGGGTGGCTACTGCCGACCCGGCGGTATAGGCTGCCAGGTCGCAGTCGCCGATTATCTGCACATCGTTCGTGCAGCTAAGCATGACAACGTTTTTGTCGAAGGTGGCCGAGGCGGCCGGTACGAGCGTGTACCGGCCTTTGAACGTTGTCCAGAAGTTTGGATTGCCTCCGCCTGTGGGATCATCAGGCATTGGTGACCACCGGCAGCGTGCCATTCAAATAGTTGCCATATGCCTTGCTTGAACTGCTTAGCGTTCCTATGACGGCGTTTCCTGCATCGTTGTAAACATCATTCAACTTGGCAAAGCAAATGTTTTCAGTTGAGTTATTGGAAAACAGCGACCATCCGGCTCCCAGGTTCACTTCACAGCCGTATACCTCCACAACCGTGTTCAGGGCGCGCGAGGCTATGGCATAGTTTTGAGATGAAGTGGTCTTCGTAAACTTGCTATTCCTTACAACGACGCTAGCGGAGGGCGCGCCTTGCTCGCTGGATAGAACCAGCGTAGGAGCCTCTAGCACACTGTTGGTTATCTCAATGTTAGCGTTCTTGGGAAGGTTAACCACCCCGTATGTGGAATTAACCATGTTCACGTTGTTCACTATAAGTTTGCCTTTCGTGCCGTAAACTAGGTTTTTATTAATTACACTTCCGTTGCTTGCAATAATAGTGGTAGCTGATCGAATTCCAAAAACCGGATAATTGGTGCTCGACGCATGTGCGCTTTCATCAGCTTGGACGAACACGTAGTCGTTGACGAATATGGTTCCGCCAGTATACGCGGAAATGAACGCGTTTCCTGTGCATTTGTAGTTGTCGATGAAAGTCACGAAATCGTACGTCTCATTTGGGTTTTCAGGATAGAACAGAATGTCGGGGCCAAAATACGTGTCGTTATCAGACTCTATCTCGCTAATCGACACCTGGTCTACCTTGCCCCTGAAGTAAAACGAGTGGTCACCGTCCCCGTACTTCAACGCACCAGTTAGCTTGCATCCTTTCACGTTGATGTTATCGTATCTGTTGGCGAACAAGAACATTGCGTGGTATTCCGAAACGCAATCAGTCACAGTCAACCCTTGCGACCTTGTGTTCGCTGACTCCAATTTTATGCAGTCGATGGCAACGGAGACGTAACGGAAGCGCATATCATGAATGTTCACGTTCTTAACGCCGTTGTTGGTTAACACGATTGGATTGATGTTCGAACCAATGGGGTTCTCGCGCGAATGATTGCCGAATGCCTGCGACGGTTTGTCGAACTCGCTGTAAACGGTGAAATCATGTATTGAAACGTTGGTGCTGTTGGCGATGTTCACGAAGTACTTCGTGTTCACGTTAGACGCAACGTGAACCAACGAACCGTTTCCCGCAATATCAACGTTGTCGGCATTGTTCATATTCAACGCTATGAAGTCTGCCGCATCGTCGGGGAATGAGATGAAATACGTTGCGCCTGGTTTCATGTCGACTTTGACGCCCGACTTACCTTTCAAGTACGCCCCGAGCGCTTTGAACGCCGCCAGGTCATTGGTCATCCCATCGGCTTTCGCGCCGAATTGCTCGGGGGTCACCGTCAACCCCTCCACCGCCTCCACCCTGGCCGTTAAAGCAGACAAGTCCCCTTGGGTTGTTTTAAGGGAGGCGTCCAACTCGTTCACGTTCGATTCCAACCGGGCGACTTCCTGCCTGGTCTTCTCAAGTTGCGCGTTGAAATCGAACGATTTAGCCCAGAACGTCTCATTGGAAATATCCACGCCCACCGGCACCGCCTGCTTGGACGTATAGGAGTTACCCTCATGCAAAACGATGGTCAGCGCTTCATAGGAGTTAGCTGAACTCCACTCGATGGGATCGGCGAACACCGGCACGTAACGCAGGCCCTTGTATTTATATCCTGCCGGCCCGGGGCACGGAACGCCGGGCATAGAGTCCGTGACTTGCGCTGTCACGCTCGCATTGGCGTTTCCGGCCACGACCTGCATGTTTTTGATTGTAGTTGCCATTTACCTCTCCTTTACCATTGAATAATGAGCTTGCCGTAGTCGGGGTCATCGTAGGTTGCTACCGTGTCGAACGAAAGGAACGCCCACGTAGCCGGGATGTAAGCCGTGAAGTACCCATCATCGGAAAGCCCGAAGCACACGAACTTGACGATACGGCTCACAAGCTGCTGCAAGTTCGCATCTATCCAAGTAATGATCGAGTCCAGGTACAGTTCCACGTACTTACCGTTCTTGATATCATCCACTTCGTTTTCAAGTGCGGTCACCCGTGTGTTCAGCTCATTGTAAAGCGTGATAAGCCCGTTCACGTTCTCACCCTGCTGGTTCAGGATGTTGATAGTGTCGTTCAGCTTGTCGCGAACCTTGCAGAGAATCTCGTAATAGGACAGCTCATCCCCGTACACGGCGGGAAGTACCCGCTGGCACCAGTAACGGAAGGGGCCTAACTGCCCTGTTGGAATAGGGCTTGGAACATCCATAATACCCTCCTTACCATATCGTCATGAAACATTGGGCTAATTCTAGATCATGCACTACATCGTTGTCAATATTCAAGAACGTGTCTCGGTAAATGCGCAGAAGCTCGGCCTGGGGGCGCACGTACCCCGACTCGTTGTGATTCACCGTGTTCTCATAGGTGCCGCTCGCATGCCCCGTACCTGTCCCCGAGTCGATGGTGACGTTCGTGGCATACTGGAGATTCTTGATTTGAGCCGGGATCATCTCGTTTTGCGGCGTGTCCTGGAACACGTCGGTTGTGTCGGAAGTCGTGGTCGAATCGGTGGTGGACGATCCGAACGCCTTGTCGACGTTTTGGATGTTTCGATCCCCAAGAGGCTCCATTCCTTTTGCTAAAACCTCGGACTCATAGAGCTGGTTGTAGTACGGCATTATCAGGCACATCGCATCACGCACGAACATACGCCATCGACCAACCGTCTCCGCGCCTATCTCACGAGTGTAGTAGTGGCGGATTATCTTGTTATTGAGCGTCTCGCGGTATGCCTCCTGGAAAATCGGATAATCATCAAGGCCGATATCCGAGTAGATAAGAGGCCAGTTAGCCTCGATGTTTTCCACAAGCCGGGATTGCAGCCCCTGCTCCACTATAAACCTAAGTTCCGTCGTGTACTTGCTCATTTACTTCCCTCCCTTCAATGTCTTTTTGACCCTTTTCCAAAGAGAGTCTGTATTGCCGCTTATCATGCCTTGTTCTGATTTAACTTCATCCTCTCCGGCTGCTCCTTGAATGTAAATTCCAGTCCTGAACTCCACATCGATATCAAGTCCGAACAGCTCGTTGACCTCCTTGCAGAACTGCTTGCGTGCATTGAGGCGCGTGAACCTCTGGGCCTCCACGTCGCCCATGTTGTTCAGGACCTCATCCGACACCATGCGTTCTTTCTTGTCGCTGTTAGTGTTCTCGATGCCGAGGAACGTCAAAGCCTCGTTCCAGATTTGGTGCTTGACTATTTGCACCTGGTCGGCCACATAGGGAGATACCGTGTCCAGGACTTCCACTCCTGTCAAATCCAAGTCCTTATCGGCCCAGCACACCGGCATGAAGCCGTCTACCTGGGCGAAGAGGTTCTGCAAACTTAGACGCTGCTTCTCCGTACACTTGACGATACGCGGCGTTTTCTGCTGGGCGATGTTGGTATACACGGTGCGCTCTGCCTGCCATAGCATCTTGGCGTAAAGGTCAAGGGTGAGGAAGGTCGGAGTGCGCGTATTGTTGTTGAAGCAGATCACCGAGTTGGTGATATCGCAGGGGATGTTGTTGTGCTGCGGGTCAACAGAATACGCCGTTCGTTCCTTTGGGATGTTGTAGATATCGAAGCCGCCCTGGAGAAGTACCTGCATGACGGCGTAGCCCTCGGGGCTTCGCTGATATGGGTCATCCTTGATTGCCTCATCGTAGAGAAAAACGAAGGCCCCGTTGCGCAGAAGCCACCATTCCATCTGGCGTTCGTTGATCCCCTCGGGGAGGTTCTTCCATTCGAATACGCTGATAGCGAGGTCATACAGACGCCACATGTAAGCCAGGTAAGTATCCTGATTCAGGTAGTCGTTCTCCTGCTGTACCTTGTTACCCTTGAGTCCTTTGGGAATCCCTCCGTTCGGGAGGCGAGTCCAATTGTAAAGCGAATCCATTCATGCCTCCTAAACTATGCCGTTAGGCAGTGCGTAGTTTCCGATATCGTCAGTGTGCCAGAAAGTAAGTCCCCTGTCAAAAAGCGCGTTGATCATGGAGAGCACATCCGACGGGGCACGCCCAGTGACAGCCGAGCCGTTGGTCTTTACGTAGTTCCACGCAGCGCGGCCCGTGATGTTCGGCACCTTGTTGATGGACACGAGATACCCGTACACCGAGAAGAAGTCATCGATCTGACGTGCAATCTCGGCACGGCACGTGTACTTGCGGATGCCCATGGTGTAAGAGCCGATGTTTACAAGGCCCGCCGTGGAGTTCGTTCCTCCTCGCGTCGTGTTCGGCTGGCGGCTCGCCTTCGAGATTGCCGCATAGGTGTTTACCAAGTCCTGGCCGCCGTCGATGGCGGCGTTCGCCATTCCGGGAACGTCCAGGCGCAGGGCTGCGTTTCCGACTGCCTGGCCAGCATCGATGCCTGCGTTCAGCAAAGGCAGCTCGGTTAGCGAGTTCGTTTTCCAGCCCATGATATCCACTTGCGACTGGCCCACCGCGTTTGCGAACGCCTGATAGACCCAGTTGCACGTGGGGTACTGATCGAGCTGGATACATCCTTCAACGAACCTGTTCACTCCGTTGTAGTTCACAGGTATATAGTACAGGCGCGAGTTTGAATCGCACCCACCCGTCTTCTGCAGAGACACGATGCCCGGCGTCCCGCAGAACTCTAGGCGCAACTGCTGGGTCTGGCCGGTGAAGTTCGTCACCTCGGCATATTCAAACGGATAGCAGAACATCTTGTTGTTCTTCGGGGTGTAGCCGTCCAGGCTCGTGAAGCCTAGGTTGTAGTTCAGTGTGGTGGATGGCGTGGCCGAATTGGCATCTACCCAGTAACCCCACCCGTTGTCCTTGGCAACGATATTGGGAATCGCACTTCGAGGAACCATGTACACCGCGCTGATGGCGTCTTGCTGGCCGTTGTTGGATAGTGCCGTCATGAATCCTTTTAGCTGATCAACCGATAGAAACACCGAAAGGCTCGTTCCAGACACGACACCCATGTAGCGGTCGCCGCCGTTGTTCACATAGGTGCCATCCTTCAAGGGTTCTACGGCGCTTGACACAACCATATAGCAATCCATGTCGTTATTGTCAAGTGCGCTGTATACGCATTTAAGCTCGCCTGGATTGATACCTTCGTCTTTGATGTGCGCACCGATAGAGTCATCGTTCACGTGCTCGCGCTCTACCATGCAGGACTTCACGGTGCAGTCGGGAAACCATGTTTGCATAATGTCGGTTTGAAGATAGAGCCTAGAGGACGTAGGGTTAACGTACTCGATACGCGGTATGAACGAGTAGAACCAGCGCGAACCGTAATTCGCGTTTTGGAACATGCAGTAGTTCATGCCGTACAAAGATTCGGCATTGTACGGCACCACGAGCGAATTATCCATGCGCTGGTAAGTATAGTCATCGGTACCGTTTCCGCACATGGACATGATCGAGGAGTACTGCGCGTCACGCGAAGGGTAATAGCGAACATGCCGATACGACGGATTCCATGGAACCGTGCCGAAATGAATCTTCGAACTTGGCTGAAATGCCACGTTTCACCTCCTTAAAGAAAAGGGAGGGCATAAGCCCTCCCGTAACTGGGCTAGATCTAGGCCCCCGTATTGCCGTTGACAGTAATGGTCGCGCTTCCGGCCTTCGTGGGATCGCCCACGCTCGTTGCCGTGACGGTAAGCGTCGCCGCAGTCTCGTCGGCCGCAACGTGAACCTTGCCGCCGTTGACGTAGGTGCCCGAGCTGGCATTGCCGGCAATCGACCACGTTACGTTCTGGTTGATGATGCCGGTACCGGCCACCTTGGCCGTGAGCATAACATCCTGGCCCTTGTCGACAGACGCCGTGGTAGGCGAAACAGTCACACCAGTCACACTCCAAGCCTGGGACGTGTAAGCGACGGCCTGGGAGAAGGGCGAGATGCTGAACGTTTTCCACAGGTGCAGCCAGTAGTTCCAGTAAAGGCCCTGTCCATTGTACTGCTCGGTCATGTTGCGGAAGTTGTCCCAAATCTGGAGGAAGGTACGGGACACCAGCACCGCCGGGCACGAGTTCAGAGTGGCAACCTCGTCCTCGGTGAACTGGTGGAAGTTCGGGTCTACCTCGCCTGTGTCGGGGTCGGTAAAGAGCAACGTGAGACGCTCCCAGTCATGACTTGCCAGATCATCAACCGTGACGATGCGCCCCATAAGCTCGCGATACTCGATGTTGAACGCCGTGGCGAGGACGTTCATGTTCATCGTCGCACGGAAGCGGGCATCCATGATAAGGTACTGATCCTCGAAGTCCGTGTGCGTGGTGACGCCAGACATGGTGTACTTCGTGGACTGGAATCGCAGAAGCTCGCTCATGGCCTGGAACTCGGTGGCGACGTCCACGGAGTTCTCCTTGGTGGCCGCAGGAATTGCAGCGGGCTGGATGTAGCCGCGCACGATCGCGTTAGCCACCATATACTTCATCATATAGTATTCGTCTGTATTCGCAGCCGTGTAGAGCGAGTCCACGATACGGGCGATAAGGTCGGAGATGCCCGTCCAGGAAAGGAACGCCTGGCGGAGCTGATCGTTCGAGATCGTCACCTTGTAGAACTTCTGGTAGTTCATACGGTGGAAGGCAGCTCGCACATCGGGAATCTCGCGCTTGAAAACATCGGTCTCGGCCTTGGACGGCGAGTACCCGAAGGGGCGCGCGATGTTGACGTAGATTTCCTCGATCGTCTCGCCGAACTCCAACCAGCCCTGCTTCATAAATTCCCAGGGGTTGTCGTATAGCTTGCTGGTGATGATGGTCATGCCGATTCGGTTGACCAGAGCATGCAGGAAAGCATTCGCCGCAGGCTCGTAGTTGGTGATGTAGTCGCCGATGATGTGGATCGAGTCGGTAGAGGAGTTCACGACGATCTTGCCCTGTGCGTCGCGCGTGACGGCGTTGTTGCCGTTGGCGGCGCTCCGGGCAATCAGGGGATCGGCCAGCTCGGGGTTCTCCGCAAGGGTGGCGCTCATGACGCCAACCGGGTCAATGGATGCTCGGCTGGCAGCAATTTCGGCTTTAGTAGGCTTGGTAGGCATAGTTTTACTCCTTAGTCCTCGTAGGCGTCTCGCGCCTCGAACAGCTCACGGAACGATTGCGGCGTCCCGTCTCGATTAATATCGTTGGTCTGGTTGCGCATCACTTCCTCGCGATCGGTCTCGCGGCCCCCGAAGAAACGATCGGCATAACGGCGCTTCCACTCGTCACGGTCTACGATTGCCTCATCGCGCTCGGCAGCGATACGATCGCGCTCGGCCTCTACCTCGGCGTAACCGTCTCGGTTGCCCCACTTCTCATCCAGATCGGCCGCATCACGGTCAATCTCCGCCGCCATCTCCAGCCGGCGATCTTCGTCCGGCTCCATTGCCAAATCGCGAAGCGTAGGCATGAATCGACTTGCCATAGATACCTCCTCATTTGTGAATAGTGAACATTGTATCTTCCAATATTGTACCACCTTTCACGTCTTTTGGCTTTAACTTTCCCTCGAATGACGATCCATACTCGAAGTTCTCCATAGTGACGTGTGCGTGGCAGCGGGTCGGCATGCCGGCGCAATGTATTACAAGTTCTCCGTTTTCCTCGAAACAGTATGTTTTAGCCCGAAGCGCCTTGAAGCGCTCGAACTTGTGCTCGCGCTTCCAAGCTCCTAGGTCTGTCTCATGTACTCGGAAGCCCCTCGGCGACTCGGTGCCTATAAAGTAACATGAGTCAGTATCGGAATAGAGCCACCGATCATAGTTGGCCTGGGCCGCGCTTATCGTGAAAGAGCGGGCGTAGCTTGTGATGAACGCACCTGCCGGAAGGTACACGCCTTCCTTGTATTCCTCGGGAAGGAGCTTGAACTTAACCACGCCTTCTTCGAGGTAGGGAGCGCGCGACTGCTTAACGGGGTTGGTCGCCATCTTGCCGTAGAGTGAGTTAAGGAGCAGCTTTGCGATGGTTCGCATGCCCTCGTTGCCTTCTATCGATGCTTGGGTTTTAACTTCCGTCCAGGTATCCACGTAGTCTTTGAACAAATACTTCGACCCCTTGAACTTGTAACCTCTTATATAGCGAATGTCATCTATTATATAGTGCTTCTTCAAAAGCTCCAGATCGACTTGCGTAAGGCACATCACCTGCGGGCCGTGGGAATCCGTAATATACTCGGTCGTGCCGAACATGCGGTTTCCTTTGAGCTGGAGGCAGGGAATGAAACCGGGCCTGATCTTGAAGTCCGCTTCCACATACTGAATATATAGCGGGTATTCTGGGTCGTAAACGTATTCTCCATCATAAACTTTCGGAGTTCCGTAGGGAAGCACCTCTCCGTGCGCTCCAGCCATAACGGAAGGGTAAAGCGAGTTCACGTCGAAAGAGCATCCGGGGCCGACGATTTGCCCCGCAAACTTAGGGTTGACCGCCGTGAACCCGCCCTTGTAGCAGCCTCCGGCGCGCAAATCTGCGTCGTAATCGGGTTCTGGAAACCAATCACGAAAACGGCGGCGACCGCCTACCGACTTGGTGTATTCCTTGAATGCGTTCGAGCCTGCCGTCATCTTGGTCATGCCTTGTGAGTGCATGATATCGAGGGCCTGCGCTGCAATTTGCACGTCGTGGGAGATATACTCTTTCTCCTCGGGCGTCAGCTCATGCCCTACCTCTCGGTATTCCACGTAGTCAAGATCAAGCTTCTGAATTTTTAAGCCGAATGCCTTAGGTATAGCCGCAATGGGGAGGGGAATGATCTTCAACGAGTCCAAAAACTCCACAGCTTGGGTTTCGGAAAACCAAAGCTTCAAGGAGTAGAACTGGCCCATATCCGATATAAGGCTTGTGAACTTCTTCGAGCCGCATTCTTCCTTTACCGGTATCCACTTCCAGCCGTTGTGCATAATGTGCGAGAGGATGAACTTACCATCGAATTTGAGGTTGTGGAAATACACTCGGCTCCCTGCATGTACTTCGCACCAATCCATAAACGTTTCAATTGAGTTACCATATTGCAGATCATCTGGGCGGCCTACCTCGCAAACGGCCCATGCCCATACTCGGCAGTCATCGGCCACAGTCGTTGTCTCGAAGTCGGCGGCATAGCTCGGCACATGTTCATCCTCCCATTCATAGTTATCCCAGCAAAGAGTGTCTAAAAGCTTATCCTCAATCATAATACCCCGTCCAATACTCGTAGATGCGCTTCAACTTGTCCTCACGCGCCTGCGGCTCGTAGATATATTCGATATCAGGTGCATCATCGATTGACTTGAAGAGCTTGTCCAAGTCCTTTTCAGCCATTTCGAGTATGACGTTCTCGATGGTATCTATGACGATATCATAGTCCTCGAACCCGCCGAACACGTTGCGCATGGCGCGCATGTAGTTGGAGTAGTACCTTCGTGCCTTGTCCCGGCTGGACATGTTCATTTCGCGTTCCATGTTCGCCAGGAAGCGTTTGATGGCGTTCGATGATAAAGACCCTACAGGACGCTTGTCGGGGGAGAGCTTGGCTTGCTCCAGGCTTCCCATGCGCCCTTTAGGCTGCTCGATGCCGAGTCTCTTTGCACGCATGGACTTGGCTCGTTCTCTCACGCTGCGAAGGATTGAGTACTCGTTGCGCTCGTACCTTGTTACGATTGACGCGTCTTGCTGCCGCACCAGCTCTAGTGCGCGGGGTTTCAGGACTCGGTTCAACCTGTTCACCGTGTTGTTAAGGGCACGGGACGTGGTTATGTTAGCCTTGACCTCTTGGTACTTGACTTCTGCGGGCAGGAACTCTGCTGCGCTTGGGTTGGCTTTAGCTGCCTTTCGGATAGCGTTGTTGTACCTTCGTACTGCGCTGTTCAGTCGTTTTCGCTGATTGTCAGTCCATGCAATATTATATTCTCGGGGCACAAGTAACACCTACCCTTCGCGTTGTCGTAGATTCTGAAACCTCGGGTTTCAACTTGCATGTAGAGCTGAATTGCTGCGAGAATTGACACGTCTATATCAACGTGAAACCTCTTCGTGAAACTATCGTTCAACCAGGGAATACGGATATTGATCTTGTTGTTGAACTTGACAAGATGCGTTGCACTGGAAAATGCAAAATCATACTTACCGTAAGTTCCGATAAAAGGGGTGTTGGAAAGATCATATACTACTCCATTTTTGGTCTGCATGTTCACCTCCTTAGAATGGGTGTTGGCGATGTTTGGAAACGATAGCAAGGCCTGCTTTGTGCATGTAAAACACAATCTCGGAATCCTTGCAATTGCAGTAGGAACGCAAGGCCTCGTTTACTTCTTCTACCGTATCCAAATTAAAGTCGATTCGATCATCTTTCGTGAACATATATTCGAATTCATCTTTATCCTTGTGGTAAACGTAGACGCTCACACACTGCGGTACTGGCTTGTTTCCCCAAAACTCTTTGCGCAGGCAACGGCCTACGCTCATGTAGACGAACTCGCTCATAAGGTCTTTGGATGCAAGGTTCAGCATATTGCGTTTCACTTCGTCTCCTTATGGATAGGGCCGCCGAGGTGGCGGCCCGATTACCTTGATATGCGGCTGGATCTAATACTGCACGCTCATGGTGAGCATGGTGCCGTTCTTAACCTTTTCCTGCTTGATGACAACCGGGAGCGGGTCAACCCAGGTGGGTGCGCCAAAAACGGCAATCAGCTTTTTGAGGGAAGAGAACATGCCAACCGATACGCACTCATAAGCCTCGCCCTGATCATCGATGAGCACGATTCGCGGGGCCTTCTCCACCTCTCCCGTCTCCTCGTTCGCAAGCTCCAGAGTCTCGGCGTAGAAGTCCTTCACCATGATCTTCTTGTTGATAAAGTCGTTGATCTTATGCTGCGGGTTGTTGGCAGCGTTGAAAACAAGGGCCTTCTCCTCTGGCGTGTCGCCCTTGACGGAGCAAAGGGCGGACAAGTTCTGGGCTTCTAGCTCGCGCACGTTGTACTCGCGCAGACCGGTGGAAATGTCAGCCTCGGACACGGCGATAATCTCTTCGGACATAATTTACTCCCCTTCCTTGATGACAACGGCCTGATCCAAGAACTTATCGAGCGGCATAGCGTAGGTGTACGTGGCCTGCGGTTCCCATTTGATGGTGAGGCCCTTTGCGAGCTTGGTGCCCGCAGCCATGGCGAGAGCCGCGCGAGCCTCGGACTTGGTCATGGAGACGGCAAGACCGCTTGTTTGGGCCACGATCTTAACCTCGGGACCGTTCTCGCCATCCACAAGGTCGTAGGCGGTGATAAGGTAGTCGGTTACAGTGCGGGTGATGTTCTTCATGGTTGTCCTTTCGATTTGGTTAACATCCCTACGTAGTTGATTATACGCCTGGCTGGAGCGGAACGAGCCGGCATCCCTTCTTTTCACAAAATCTTCACACGATATGTGGGTGTAATAATAGGAAATTCACACTTTGATGTGGGTTCCTCGGGTTCCGTAGCACATCATCTTGAAGTCAGAATCTTCACTTGTAAGAAAGATGGCGTATTTCTCATAGCCTTTGAATTGGGCTTAGAGAAGGGCGTACTCGACTGCTTCGTGATCGGTGTCTGCATAGAAGTCTGTATCTTCTAGAACGACTTCTTGGTTTTCGAGTATGATTTTGACGTTGTATTTCATTTGCTGCTCCTTCGGTAGATTGCGTAGGCTGCCCAGAAGATTATGATTGCGAGGATGCAGATTGCGTAGTCGGTCATTTGATCACCCGAAATACTGACACAGGGCTGCTATTGCGATGATTACGCTTACAAACCAGGTTATGCAGAGGATTGCGAAGAAGGTTCCGATCCAGAAATCACGCCAGGTTGTCATTTTGTGCTCCAATCTGTGGTTACGGAATAGAGTTTGTAGCTTCCCATTTTGTGAAGCATGTGCAGTAGGCTTGTAAGAACTTTGACGTCATCCGTTGTCTTTACTTTTAGACGCCAAACACCGTCTATTTTGTGGTAATAGTTGATGACGTATTTCATGTTATGCCTCAGACCAAATGCCATGCCCGTATTCGTTCAGCTCAAGAATAACGTTCATGTCGTTTGCCTTTGCAAGGTTCAGCAGATCTTCGAGTGCCTCATCATGCTTCAACTCATGACGCCTTGGCGATTCAATGATAGACTGCAAGGTGTTAAGCTTACCAATAAGAGTATCCATGGACATAGTTGCCTCCTTATGTAGGTTTGAAATGATACTAGTTTTTCAATGTGCGGAGGGCTTAGTTCCCTCCAGTGATGATAGTATAGCATACGATTAACGAGTTTGTCTATGGTAACATTTGATTTGAGGTGAATTTATGTGTTGGTTTGTGTGGATGATAATTGACGTTGTTGTAGAGATGGGGAAACATTGGGTGTAGTATAGTAATTC